GTTACCTCGATCTACAGCAAAGTAGATGTTGTTACCAAAGCCGACAGGTTCTGCGCGGGTGTTAGTCTCAAACTCAGTAGATTGCTTGATCGAGATCGTTGTGGGTGTCAGGAGGTCACCTGAGTCCACCACGAACTGTGTTTGAGCAGAGAACAACAGCAACTGTTTGTTGAAGGGGATCGCATGGATCAACTTAGAGACCTTCGTGTGGCTGACTTGAACGTCAATCACATCGGAGTCCAGAAGCTCTGTAACGGTATTGCGGTAGAAGTTGAAGAACTTACCAGCCTCAGAGAAGACTACGGATTCATCCGAGAGGAAACCTAAGCGGTTCCTGTAGAAGAACACATCGCCAATCTTCTGGTTAACGAAAGATGGATCAGGGTTGGTATCTACGGTTCCAAAGGCACGATCTACCCAGGACACTACGTTAAATGTGAATGTACCATCAGCGTTACGCACAAGCTGGTGTGGCATAGTGGAACCAGTATACCCCAGTAGCTCGTTTGGCTTCAGGGTTTCTTTCCAAGCTCCAGTACCAGAGGAGTCAAACTCCACCCAGAAGTCATCAAAGCCGTTGTTCTTATCCCCGATAATCTCTACGGCAAACCCGTTGACACCTGCGTTGGCAGGTAGATCTGAGAACTTCTGGATCTGATCCTTCAGGGCAGTCATGGCTCCGTTGTTAAAGCCATCTTCAGCACGGATGCTGAAGTCTGAACCTGAACGGGAGATGTGAATTACAGAGCCGTATCGGGCAAAACTAAACCCACCGCCCCAAGAGGTTAATCCATTATAAAGTTGGGTCGCAATATAGTCGGTTGAAATGTTCGCTGTGTGAGAGGCGTTAGAGCCATCAGGTGTGGTATAGGTAGCACGGGTGGTGCCATCAATAAGCACAGAGTATGTCTTACCATAGTTACCTGCCTTGACACTAATAAGTGCCTCATAGGGACGGGCAGTAGAACGATCTGTGCGTGGGGTTACCGTCACACCCTTGTTCACGATAAATGTATAGTCCGCTACCGTCACTGCTCGGAATGAGGAGTTTGGTTCCGCAGCGGATAAATATGATTTTCCTGCGGGGAAGGAGACTGTTTTCTCATTACCTGCAAGGTCAAATACTTTGAGGTCACCATTAGTAATAATGACCACATAACGCTCCACCTCATCGCGGTTGATAGTGTGGAGAAAGGCGTTAGAGACACTCCCTGAGAGTATCTTCTTAATGTGTTTGGTTGGTGGACGTTTCCTCAAGCCCTGCGAAGTGGTGCTTAAGCCGTTCTCTTGCAGTTCGGCTTGGGAAGCTAGCCTTAACGTAAAGGGTTGCTGAGAAACCCCGTTCACCATATTCGGGATGGATGAAGAAATCAGTGCCATAATCAATACCTATTGAGGGTTCGATAAACTGTGCTATTGCCAGTCAGGATGTTATAGTCACCTGTGATACCTTCAGCTCTCTTAAGGGCGATAAACGCATCCTTCTCATCGAGGGCAGTGAACTCATACAGCGCATCGGAACCTACAGTTCGTGCTTGGAAGACCCGTGCGGCACGTACAGTGATGTAGTGACGGGCAGTCTCTGGGAGTTCCTCAAAAGGCAATAGGACAACCATGTCCACTTTTAGGGACTTCGTAAATTCGTATGTGTGTTTCTTTCGGTCATACAACCGTGTGCCTCGCTGGGTCACATCAACATCAAAATCTTCCGAGACGGTATCCACACGGAGACAGTTACTCGGGAGGGTAATCTCGTTCGTAAATGCAGCGGGAGATAAAGGTAATTCTTTATCGGTATTGAAGTGCCATCCACGGCTTTGAACCGCGCGGCTTATTTCAGATAAAACAGCCCTTGCCGTTACAGCATCTGCCACCGCTGCCCCTGAAGCTAGGGAGGAGATAGGTGCCTCACCAATCACAGAAAGGATGGTGTTTACGGCTTCGAGTTCCGTTGTTGGGGTCAGTACAGTAGCCATTGCTAATCCATAAAAAATAGGGGAACCCCTGATTACTCAGAGATTCCCCTTAGGTTTACTTAGGTGTGGTTAGACCGCGCCAGTGCCCAATTCGATAGCGCACTCAGGACGCAGGATACCGTGACCCATAGCGTACTTAGCGACCATCAAGGTACCTTGGCGGCGAATGTCGTATTCAGCTTCCAAGCCGAGATCCAACAACTTAACAGTACCAATGGCTTCTTTCTGCATACACACAGCCACAGTGGTCTGAGCGTCAACAGCATAGCGGGTAGAAGTACCAGCCAAAGTGCCAGTTGTAATGTTGGTTGAAGGGATGTGGTTAGAAGCAACGATTGTCAAACCAGCAACACGCAACACTTTACCGTCAGCGTACACACCAGCACCACCCCAGTCTTTGTTCAAGACTTTAGTGTTCTGTGCCAAGGCGTAGTACTGAGCAGGACGCACGAAAGCGTAACGCTCGTCTTCAGGTACATCCTTCTCGTCAAACGTTTGAGCGGCTTCAAACAAAGCAGCAATCAAAGTGTCAGAGTTAGATGCCATAGTTGCATCAGTGATACGTGAACCGCCGTTGCCACCAGTAACGGTAGCAGAAGCACGAGCTGCCAGAATAGCGTTCTGGAACAGGTGCTTGTCAGCAGTGTTAGCCAAAGCCTCGCCCAACTTACGGCTGTAGTTTGCACGTACATCGTAGTGGTTCTTAGCTTCGTCAATGTTAGAGATGAAAGTGTGAGCGATCAACAGGTCGTCAATAGTGATCACACGCTCTGCGTGGTTCATAGAGGTACCGAGGATCTCGTTACCAGGAGTATGGTACTCAGCAGAGAAGTTGCCAGTTACAGGGAACTGAGCAGACTTACCAGCGGCAATGGTGCGAACCATATGCTTGTCCATCATCACGTTCTTCTCTGAGAACGCTGAGAGAACTTCACCAGCAAATACTTTTAGAAAGAGCGCGTCTTTATCGGCACCGCCGTTGACAGCACCCAAACGTGAGGGGGTAGCGTTAGACATAATAAATTTTCCTTGTGAATGAGATAAGAAAGTCGCAATGGCTTTCAGCCCCACACACACAGGTACACAGGATTTTCCTCCTCAGAGGGTCAAGGTCGTGTGGTAGTTCTTAAGCAAGCGTCACCGCAAAGACTTGCAGTGTGACATAAACTTTCGAGCACAAGGGAATAGCCCACCCCGAAGGGTGAGCCATAACATCAAAGGATATTAGATCGAGAGAGTTTGGATTGAACCTTAGCGCGGAACGCAGGGTCAGTCTTATACTCTACTGAAGACATATCTTTAGTTAGCTGGGCAACGGAGTCATAAACTTCTCCTGAGGTTGCACCAGTAGTCCTTCCAGACATCAATTGGGGTTCAGTAGGACGGGCGTTTTGGAAACGCTGGTACATTCCTGAGACTGCCAACTTAGCTTGGTTGGGGTTATTAGAGTCAATTGCAGCATTGTAGGCTTCAATCTCCGCTGGTGACATATTGGACTTAGCCCACTCAATCATCTCAGCAAAGCCTTGATCACCACCTGCAACAGCTTTCACCTCGGACTCGAAAAGCGAAGCTCTCGCCTTCTGACCTTCAATATATTGGTCAACGATGTCCCGTGGGTATCCAGCCTTTTCGAGTTTCTCATAGCTATCCGTGGACAGCTCACCTTTGGAAGTAAACTCTTGGGAGAACTCATTAAGGTCTAAACCTTTGTTCTGTAGTTCTTCCTGAACTTGTTCTTCAGGTGTCTCGGCGGTTGGTTGTTCGGTGTTCTGTTGTGGTTTACCCAGCTTTGACTCTAGTTCAGAATACGCTTTTGCAAGATCTTCTGGACTCTTAAACTTCTCTGGCAACCAGCCAGGACGTTCCTCATCAACAGGTAGCTCTTCAGTGGGAGCTTCATTAGCTTTATCCACTTTGGCAAGCATCTCTGCTACATGATTAGGATCTTCTTCCTCGACTGTTGCGGGGATATTGACTGTATCAACCATTAGTAATGTTCAATCGTAAAACCATTGGCAGACTTCTCTGTACGCAGAGGCGCACCTGCTTTTGGTTGTTTAGGTTTATCTGCTTTTTCCTGAACGGGAAAAGAAGGGGCTACCTCTGGGGTAGCCTCTTCAGTATTTACCGTAGGGGAAACTTCAGGTTTTTTAGCCCTGACCATTTTCCATTCCTTTTTCCATCATACGCCCTGCTGCCTGAATAGTAGGCGCAGTGGCTTGAGATGCCATTTGTTGCATCATGGCTTGTTGTTGAGCCTGTTCCATCTCAGCGGCGATTTCTTCCTGAGACTTAACCAGTCCCTTCATGTCGATACCTAAAGCGGCACCAGTACGTGTAAGGGCATCAGATTTGTTAATCTCGGGAGGGAGCTGGGCGATACCAGCAGCGGCTTGGAAGAATAGCTGTAGCTTGTTGAGGTCATTACCCCGTCCCAGAGCTTCCAACCCTGTCACGATAACAGGCTGAACCGTATTCTCGGGAAGTGTTGGGAGACGCTTCTGGCGTTCCATTTGAAACATCAAGCGTTTCACTAGGGGGAGCTGAAACTCTTGGCTAAGGATGGAGTAGATACCACCTAAGGCGGACTCTAGCTCATTAGCCATGTAGCGTATTTCTTCTGCCGTAACTCGCTCACCACTGCGTTGCACAGCGGAGTTCAAGAGGAAAGCAAACGATAGGCGTTCATTGATTTGGTTTGATGTTTCCAAGGCAACACGGAAATCATTATATTTCTGTAGTTGCAAAGCGGATACATCAGTGACCATACCTTCACGGAAAGCACCATTCTCTGCTTCAGCTAACTCTGCCATATCGGTAACCCCGTTAGGGTTAACCAAGAACAGAACTTTAGCGGCGGCAGCGGAACCCTCCACGATGGACTGGGTAAGACCTTCAAGAGATTTCAGATCGCCTAGATATTCTTCAACATAGCCGCGCCCATAGTCTTCACCATCAATCTTAGTGAAGCGGACGGGGATCCACGGTGTTTTATCTAGGGGGTAGGAACCCTCTGATCCAGGCACTCGGATGCCCTTGATCTCTTGGTATACCTGCCATTTCTTACCCTCACGGTAAACGTGTGTGTACAGGTCAACGTCCTTACTCTTGGACATATCCTCAGGATCTGATCCCAGAGCAAGCTCACGGAGGTTACCCTCCAGGGTCTCCACAGCGATGGACTCTTTTGTAACAATATCCAGTACGTTACCCATAGGGTCACGGCGGACTACAAAGCGATCCAGTCGGAATACACGTACCCCACCCTCTTTGGGGAGATACATGAGCACGTTACCTGTTACCAGCAGGTGCTTGATTGCCTCGAAACCACCAACACGGATGGCAGAGGACTCAATTTCATTCATTACTGACCGTTCAATACGGTTCAGACCTTCCTCAACCTTAGAGCGCATACCCTCCTGTTGCGTCATTTGTTCTAACGCAAAGTCATCTACACTCAATCGGAAGAAAGGCGAGTTGGGTGGAAGAAGGGCTAGCAACAGCTTTGATGCCAGGTTGTTAACTCCCCTAGCACCTACGCCTTGCCAAGGGGTTGGCAGGGAGGATGCAGATGAGTGCCCATCTTTGGTCATGAGGGAGGGGATGGTTAGTTCCGCACAGTCCCGTGCCCGATCTAAAAAGGGTCTACGGGAAGTCTCTAGCTGACCATAAAGGCTAGCGCACGTTTTATTGGTGTCCATCCCTACTCCTTAACCCTGAGGAAGGTTGACACCAGCACCTTCAGATGCGGTATTTGCACTAGCAAGGTTAATCTTCAGCTTGTTCCTACCAGCATACTGACCTTTTCGTCCTGCTTTATTGTTCACATCTTCATCAGATTTGATCTTCAATGTTGGTGCGTCAGGAGCAGGAGTAGGAGGTGGCGGAGCGGGAGGGGGTGGTGGCTTTGAACCTCCAAAAATACACATATTATTTCTCCAAGATGTTTCGGTTCTGCATTTCAAACGTGGTTCGCAGAAAGCGGATAACGGAGACCTGCCCCTGTTTGAACCGAATTGTATCAAGGGTTTCAGTAGGCTCAGGCATTTTATCTGCGAACCTTTCCTCTAACCCTTCAAGTAATTCCTTTGATATACGGGGAAACTTAGATTTACTCATTAGGTTCTCCAATTGAGCAACTTTTTACAAACCCTCGCGGTCAAAGGCTTTCACCCACATGGCACAAATATCAGATCTAACAATGTCATCCACGGTGAACTCAACGTGGGGAACAGGTAATCTCTGCTTATGAATCATGTCGATAATTGTCTTAAGTCCTGAGGTTGACCTAAGGTCTGATTGCTTAATATCTCCATTCAACAACACCTGTGAGTTCTCCCCGATGCGGGTCAAGAACATCTTCATCTCTGCGGGAGATGTGTTCTGAGCCTCATCAAGGATTACAAAGGAGTTATTAAAGGTTCGACCACGCATGACCTCGAAAGGCACAATGTCGATATTCTTCTTTCGAGAGGCGATACCGTACACCTCTTCACCAAGTTCCGCCTGTAGCACATCAGTAAAGGGGATGACCCATGGAGCCATCTTCTCTTCCATAGTGCCTGGGAAGAATCCTAGAGATCGTCCTGCCGCCACGTTGGGACGGGTCAGGATAATCTTGTCGATCTTCCCAGCAGCGTAAAGTTTAGCCGCATACACCGAGGCAATGTAGGTCTTACCTGTCCCTGCACATCCAGTCACAATTACTTGTGGGCTGGTCTTTAGGGCTTTGATGTAGGCGGCTTGTTTATCATTCTTAGGGGACAAAGGGGGTAACCCCCCAGTGTCCTTAGCTCGATACTTGGATGTTCTTTTTGATGTCATTAGCGAATTGGACAAGCCCCTGTTGCACACTCTTCCCCTTGGATCTCATCAAAGCTATTCGCTTGGTCAATCTCCAGAGGCTGGATGTTAGCGGAGTATTCATCAAACACTTCTTTGGTTACCACTTCCTGAGGGAGGTAGAGGTAGCCTAAGTCTTTAGCGGTCAGTGTTGGGTCAGCCCTGAATAAGAAGCTAACACCCACGTACACATCCCAGTTATCCAACAGCCAATCAACAATCTGATCTACCTCATCAACTGAATAGCTAATGGTGGCTGATACGTTTTGCTGACACCAGTTGTTCATGAGCATCTTGTAACGCTCAAGTTGACTAATGGCTGACTCTTCATTCACCTCTAGGATTGTG